GCCTCCTGTCCTACCAGCTTGTGTTTCAATGATAAATCTATATTCTTGCGTAGCTCTTACTACAACACAACCGTTAACATCAATTGCGACTTTATCTACATTAGGAGTACCTTGCGCTGCTCCAAACTCGATTTGCAAAGGTATATCTAAACCTGTTGGGTTTTGTACTGTCGCTAAAGACTTTCCACTTAATAATGTATTGTAAGAAACAGAAACAGGACTTGTTGAACCATCTGAAACAATTTCTATTTGAATAGAATCACCTACAATAAAACCGTTAACTTCAAAATAAGCAAGTAATAAAGATACTCCTGCGCCTCCTGTCCTACCTGCTTGAGTTTCAATTATAAATCTATATTCTTGCGTATCTCTTACTACAACAGAACCGTTAACATCAATTGCGACTTTATCTACATTAGGAGTACCTTGCGCTGCTCCAAACTCAATTTGCAAAGGTATGTCTAACCCTGTTGGATTTTGTGAAGTAGCTAAAGACTTTCCACTTAATAATGTATTGTAAGAAACTGAAACAGGACTTGTTGAACCGTCTGAAACAATTTCTATTTCATCTGCTGAAGGTGTTAAAGTAATACCACCACCTGCTTTTAAAGTCTTAAAAGGTAAATCAACCCCTACTTTTGGTAGTGCTAATCCTTCACCCGTTCCTGAATTTGAAGAGGTGTTAGCCTCTCCTGTTCCTCCACCGCCTGCTTGCGCTTCTTTTTTCCAAGTCCCAACTTGATCGGCAAAAGCTTCAGCAGATGCAAAAACATTTGTTAATTCAGGATCATTATACGCATAATCATTTCCATCAGGAAATTCAACAAAATCACCATTTACTTCAATTTGTAAGATATTTAGGTTGTAATATTTAGTTACAACACCAACTTCAACAAATTTCAAAAAGCCCCCAACAGGGCTAAAGGTTTTAGCAGCCATTTAAACAAGTTTTAACTTCCTGTGTTAGCCTCTTTAACCCATGTACCAATTTGATCACCCAATTCTTCAGCAGTAGCAAAACCCGTTACTGTATCGGTCGCAAAATCAATCTTAATACCATTAGGCAAAAACACAAAAATATTATTATTAATCTTAATTTCAATTTCAAATAAATTTATCCTTGTTCTGCTTGGTGTTCCGTCTTTTGTAACTCTTAAATCTGCACCTTTTGCTTCTAATGTAAATACTGACATAATTTAAGATATTGCGCCCCCAAAGAAGCTTTTGTTTTTTTCCTTACCGCAAAAGGTACTGAAAATATAGTAAATAATATTTGATTCATTTGGGAAATTCAAACCTGTTGGCGCATCAAAAACAAAGTTGTCATTTTCCGTTATTACGCCAAAAGTATATTCTGTTCCGTTCATCGTAAATGATTCACCAGTAGTCATATAAAGCGTGCTATCTACTGATACGGTATAAGTGCCATCTAAGTTATCAACAACCGCTGTTGATACTCTTGTCTGCTTGTCATTCAGTTGGATAAATTTCCTTGCTTCTCTGTAAAAATCAACTCCTTTATTGTTTTTAGCCTCCGAAAATGATAGTGTTGAGTTAGGGCTTAGATTTTCTGAATTTCTGCTCTGCCCTGATACGTTACCAACTATTGTGTTTTGCACATCTTGATCGTTAACATACTCATTAAAAGTAAAGTATTTTAGCATTCTTGAAAGGCCTGTATAATCATAAGCAACATCATCAACATAATACACAACACCGTTTAATAAATCGGTGTATTTCTGAAGTGTTGGCGTTGGTAGTGAAGCGCCAAATGAAAGGTATAACTCAATACCAAGTAAGTCTTTTAAAGTAACCTCTTGAACGTCTTTAATGTAGTTCTTTAAAGTATCTTTTTCAAATTGGTTTTGTGAAATCCTAGTTTCACCCGATGTGAAATCAGAAGTCGTTAAAATGCTATCAAATTGGCTCATAGTGTTAAAGTACAAAAAAAGCCCTTCAAAATGAAAGGCTTTAAACGAGAAATAGACATGTGAAGTATGAGTAAAGACTATTTTAATTTAACGAACTTCTTTTTTAATAAATCAGCAGCAACCCATTTTGCAACTCTTAAAACAGATCCATCTTTTATTTTATCACTGCCGAATTTACATCCAAAACCTTTTAAAACTTCAATTTGAACTTTTTCAGATTCTTCTTTTTTAATAATTGTTTTTTTTGATGCTACTTTCTTTGCTGCCATTGTAAAAGTTTTTATAATATTTTAAATATAGCAAAAAAAAAGGGTTAACAATATGCTAACCCTTTTCAAATTCAATTATTACTTTAATTATATAGTTTCTAAAGCTGCAATATCAGTTGCAAAAACACCTGCAACAAATGCACTTCTGTCGTTATTCTTAACAAAAGTAACCCCTCTCCATTCTGCACGAATAGTTTTGAAGTTCTTAACAAAGTTGTCAGCGTTATAACCAACCTCAATTGATACCGATTGCTTAGTTAAAACAAAAGATTTTGTAAAATCACCAATTAAATATTCACCTTGTGTTACTAAAGTTGTTGGAATAATTGGAACACCATCAAGTGATAAATTACCAGCTACTAAAGCCAACCTTTCAACATATCTTTTATCAGTTGAAGAAACTTTAACCATTTTCAATGCAGTAACATCAGAAGGGTGCATGAAAATGTAGTTCGGTGCATCTTGGTCTGCAATCATAATCTGATCCATTGCAACCGTTAAAACATCAACTTGATTTGCGTTATCAACAGCGGCAGCAAAAGAACCTGCTGCAAATGCAGAAGCAACTGTTCTGATTCCTCTCATGTTTGGTGAAGTACCATTACCTGCATAAACCTGCGCTTCAACCGCCTTTAACAATTCTTTTGTTAATTCGTTGCTTATCGCTGATTCCATGAAAGAAACATCATCAAGCATTTCATCAGTTACAGTAATAAAAGCAGTTGTTTTTTCAACTTTTTCAGAACCAACAACTAAATCGAAATCAATTTGATTTTTAATTAAACCTTCAGCCGTTTGACCTGCTGCACCTTCCTGATTAGCTTGATAAACCCATTCAACTAAATTTGAATTTATAGTTCCACCTGAAACAACGTTTAATAGTCTTACAGTTCTTGAAGGAATCTCATTCATTCCTGCAATTCTCAACGCCTGTGGAATTTGCCCAGTAGTGTTACCTGCAAGGCTCATATCTCCAACAACTTTAAAAGAAACATTGTCTGAAGAACTTGATGAATGCTTTAATTTCTTTAAGCCATCAACATTTGATTCTAAACCTTTCTTTAAAGATTCTTTAAAAGATAATTCTTTTTCTGCAACCTCTCCTGCATTTAACTTTTTAAGCATAACACCTTGCGCTTTTAAAGCTGCGTTTAAATGCTCATATTGTGCATCTTTTTGTGTTGCTAATTCAGATTTTAAAGCATCAATATCTTCTTTTGTTGCTTTTGAAGCAATTGCTTCTTCCAATTCTTTTTTACCTTGAACGTTAAATTCATTGTAAAGTTCTGCTTTTTCTTCTGCGCTTTTCTTTTCAAAAGCCGCTAATTCAATACCCTTTTGGGCTAAAAATTCTTTTAATTTCATTTTTAGAAATTTAAATTGTATAAAATATTTGATTTATCTGAATCAGAANTGCGGCTTTGTTCGTTNAAAGTGCCTTTAATAGACGGCTTTTCANNAGCAAGTGCTTTCTGTAATTCACAAATTTGTTTNAAACGGGCTTCAAGGTTTATAATCCTTTCATCCGTTCCAGTTCCGTTTTTAATCACCTTTATAAAGTTGTCGCTTAACTGGTTTAACTTCTCAATTAATTGAGATTTAGTTTCCAATCCCTTAGCAACATCTAATACCGGTGTAAATTCATTAGCTCCGAAAGTAACGGCTGAAACCTCCCAAAGCTTAACTTCTGATATTTCCCAATGACCTGATTCACTAAAAGAACTCTCTTCAATGAATTTAATTTTATCTTGTACGTAATTAAATCCAATAGAATGCTCTCTCAAAATCCCATCTTGGTAATCAAGTAGTGCATCACTACCTTTTGTACTATTCCCTAATTTAGAAACAACTTTAAGGCCATAAGCATCTTCAGTAATTTCTTTAATATTACCTATTTGATGCTCAA